GGACTGACATGCAAGAGCACATCAAGAGACTGGCGGCACATATGAAGCGAGAAGATGCCTAACCCCAAGGTTAGCGGCGCCGTAGACGTCCGCTGCAACGACGAGTTAGGCGGCGCTTCACGCCCAGACTGTTACATTGTTTCCCGTGCATAAATGATTGACTGGTGCAATTGTTTTCCGTACATTAATACACATGGACAGCAACACAGCGTCCACCGCCCCGGCGGCTCCGGGAATCCTGATAGGAGCAACATCATGGCAACGATCATCATCAACGAGATCACCCACCGCAACGCTTGCATCGACGGCCTGACCGAAGCTGACGCAGTGGCCTACGACGAGCGCATCGGCGCCTTCATCGGCAACCTGCGCAGGGCCGCCGAAGCCGATGGCCACACCCTGGAAGTTGAGCGCGGCGGTCTTGCTGCGCGCAGCTACCGCGTCGATGTGGACATCGACATGAGCAGCGAGGCAACCATGGCAGCCGGCCAACGCGACGAGGAGGCGGCCCATGAATTCATGCAGCGCCCCGAGGCTGACTTCTGGGCGATGTACTGATCTACCCGCCCGGCGCGAGCCGGGCTTTTGAGCAAGCCAACATGGCCGATGACATCGCCACAATCCACATGTCCGTTCCGCGCTCCCTCAAGGGCCGATGGGCGCGCGAAAGCCGCGCCCTGGGCATGACCCTCACCGACTGGATCATCTTGCGCGTGGAGGCGCAGCAAATGCAACAAATCACCCCTATCAGCATCCCACCGGATCTGAAGTTCTCCGACCTCAAAATGGCGCGCGGCGCAGACGGCTCTGTGTCGTTCGACCTTGCCGTCATTGCACGCATCGAGGCCGCCAGCGGCCTGCCTGATGGCTATTTCCTGGCGCAGCCAGAGGAGGCTGTGGCCGACCTCATCACGCGCTGGTATCAGGCACACCTTGCTGCGGGTGGCGCTCCTGATGCCACGCAGGAGGACCTGGCTGCCGAGGTGCGCTTCGAAGACGCGCACGGCGGCGGCATTTCTCATCAGCCAGGTCAGGCCTGATCATGGAGCAAAGCGCAGAAGCCGAACGCTCAGAGCCCCCCAAGCGGGGCCGCAAGCGGCTCCCACCAGGCGCCAGCAAATCCGCTCGCGTTGAGCTGCGGGTGACCGACAGCACCAAGACCAGCTGGCAGGCCAAGGCTGACGCGGCAGGGCTCAGCCTGAATGCGTGGGCCGAGGCCACGCTGAACGCCGCCAAGAAGTGACGCCTAACCCCAGTTCGGCGGCGTTGACGCCGTCATAACCGGGCAAAAGCGGCGTGGACGCCGTATACTCGCTCAAAGCCTAGTTTTACGTCACAGCCTTGCCACCCAGCAGGATGGCGGGTAAAGTACTGGTGAGGGTCAAGCGCGCCGCGTAGGTCTGGGGGCTCCCGGGCGCCCGCACCTACTCCGCACTACCCCGCGCAGCACGTATTCTCCATTCGCGAATGGCAAACATACGGCGTATACGATCAATATCTACTGATTTCCACCCAGCACAGCAGCCCGGCAGCGATTGAACCGCCCTGCCGAGTACACAGACCATTGCAGCAGATCGCCCATGGTTGTGCCTGTGAACTCACTCAGCGGGGGCTTGCATTCCGTCACCACCGGGGGGGACAGAGGCGCCGGCAATGGCTGCGTTGAGCAGGCCGCGACCATCAGCGGGAATGATGCAGTCACGATAAACCGTTTGTGTCTTGACTTCATGCTGCACCTTCTGAACGATGGTCTGTTGCGTGACCGTGATCTTTGCGATGGACTCAGCCGCAGCCCTGAGCGCCTTGTCTTGAGCTTCGCGGCCCGCTATCACTGAGGCGTCCCACTCGCCTTGCGTGACCTTGACCCCGTGCCGGTAGCCGACTCCGAGAAGCACCAATCAGGCGAGCAGAGCGGCGGCGATGCGGGCGGGGATGCTCATGACACAAACAACTTGCGTTCAGCTTCGCGCCGGATCGTCAGGCCCTTGAGCCTCACGCCGCCGCCATACACCCAGCGGTCAAACTCACCCGCAGCGCCCTTCACGTCGCCCTCGTTGAGCTTGCGAACCAGGGTGCTTGTCTTCATGTTCTCCGCCCCCGCGTTGTAGGAGAAGGACACGAGTGCATCGAACTGACCTTGTGTCATCGTGACCTTGACCGTTTTGGTCACGGCTTGCTCGTATTGCCCAAGCGTCACGGCCAGCAGCGCCACGGCTTCAGGCTCGCTGATAGGCGCGTCCTTGAGCGTCACGGGCCTGCCGTCGCCGTAGAAGCACGACCCATAGCCAATGGTTGGCTTGTTCGCTGGGCACAGGTAAGGCGCAGCTTTGAAGCCCTCAAACAGCTTGATGAGGTCGAGGCATGATTGGCTGGCTTTCATTGCCCGCTCACCTTGTCCTGCTTGACCAGGCGCCCCACAACGCCCAGCACCAACAGCGCGACAGTCACGCCATGCATCAACCTCGGGTCAATGGATGAGCGCATGTCATCGGGCAGGTACAGCCACGCGCCTTGCAGCGCACCGGCCACCGTCATGGCCTGCACAGACAGCATCCGCCAGGCCCTGTTCCATTCGTCGATGAGTTTCATTCACGCCCCCTGAAAAACCGGTCGTACACCGCCGCCGTGAATTGGTACGCGATCCACGACAGAGTGGCGAGGTAAACCCAATCCTGCAAAGGAAGACCCAGGAATGACAACCCCGTCACCAGCACAGGCGGCGCGTTTTTGATGACCGCAGACGCGGCGACTGTGTGCTCGTGCATGTCGTTGCTCATGGTTGGGACTGCGGTTCAGAGGTTCTCTTCCCAGCCAGCAATTTGCAGCAGCCCGCCGCTCGCGGCTGATGCGTAATAAACTGACCCCGACTCGTATGCAAATACAGCCTGAATCGAGCCCATATACCCTGACGTGTTGTAAGGAACGAGCACCAGTGGCGGGGGGTTGGTCGTTGAGCTGATGGGGCCACATGAGTTATTTGGCGCAGCAGACACCGCGCTGCCGCTGGACACAACAACCGTCAGAACAACCGTGTACGACGCTGCCGAATCAGGAACCAGCGCGGCCAATGAGTACCCAATCCACGTGGGCGCTGTCACGCTGCCAGCCGCGCCACTCGCTGCGGCAGGCAAAGCTGCCACGTTCGACGTTGACGAAACCCGATACTTGACCGACCGCCCAAACTGCGTAAACGACAGCGGGAATTTGTTGGCTGTGCCGTCAGTGCGGATGCGCCCAACGCGGGCCTTGTGTGTGTAGCCAGATGGCATCGTGGGGGCAGTGCCTGACAGCGACAGCAGGCCTGCCGTGGTGCTGGTCGTCGGGTTGTAGATCACCCAGACGTGATACCAAGTACCAGCGGCCAGCGTGCCCGTATCCAGCCCATTGACGCCTGATGCGCTTGCCGTAATCGAAAGGGATGGCGAAAGTACCTGCGGGGCCATCGTGTCGGACAGCGCGACCACTGCCGATGCAGTTACCGTGATGCTTGCATTGGTCCCCGATGCCGATAGCGCCAGGTTGCGAAACCCGCCACCGGCCAGGGCTAGCAGGCCAGCCAACAGCCCAGCGTCATATTGCTGTTTCGTTACCGGGTGGAGTGCTGACGAGGCATTGCCCGACAACGTGAGCAGGCCGGCCATCGTGCCGCCAGCCTTCGGCAGTGCCGCCACCGCCTTGTCGTATGACTCTGCAAGCGCACCCTCTACGGTAGTGGCCGTGAACCTACCGCCTGCATCCTCGACGCCAATCATTGAGGAGCCCTTGCCCGTCGATGTGCTGGACAGCTCTTGCGCGGTGATGTTGCTAATCAATAGCCACTGTGAGCTGTTGAAAGTGCCGGTTGTCGTGAATGGGATGGCCGATGCATTGGCGTGGTACGTTAGTCCGCTGTACGCCACCGTTTGCGATGCCCGCGTGATCGTGAGGCCAGAGGCAAACGCGACTGGAACCTCAAACCCAATTGCAGCCAGCGCCCCCGCGACAGTGAAACGACTAACCCCCAGCCGGTCAACATAGGTCGTGCTTGTGCTGGTGATGACCTCATCGAGCTTTTGCGCGTTGAACAGCAGATCAGCGGGCGATGTGCTCGGAACTGGATCGGTCGTGGGCATGGTCAGTCGGCCTCATAGATGCGTGCGTCGTATGCCGCCAAGGCTAGGGAGACGCCCTTGCCGCTCGGCTTGATTGACGTGACTGTGTAGAGCCCTGCCGACTCAAGCTCTGACGCACTCAAGCCCACAGCTAGCGTGTACCGACTGCCACACTGGCGCACTGAATCAGCCACGTAGAGGCCCGCAGGCATGGAGCCCAGGCGCACCCCTTGACCAGTGGGGTAGCACGCCACAGGAGCCGATGGGAGGCCGTTGGTATCCGTGATCGAGATGCGGCCAGATGTCGAGCCCTGCCAGTCAATCGGCTCGCTCGTCGTGATGACATCGCCAGCGATGCTCAATACCTCCCCCGCTTGCATCCCGTCATCGCCCGCGAAATCATTGGGGTCAACCCACCGGACAAGCGACAACGGCCCCAACTGGTGCGCATCGCTCAACGCCTCGTCAGACACGCTCACACGCTGATAGATGAGCTTGCGGGCTTCAAGCTGCGCGCGGTTCTCGGCTTGCGATTGGGTGACGCAACCAAGCAGCCGGATTTTTTTGGGGTTGGAGCTGGAGCCAACGAAGGGCGCTCCTGTTGTGATGTTGAGCCTGATGTAAGCCTTCTTTGCCTGCGTGGCCTCGTCGGCGTACTCAAGTTCAACCCCATCGTTTGACGCGGGCAGGTGGGCCGAATAGCTGATGACCGAATCACCGCCGTCTGCCAGGTTGCGGTAATCAATTTGCAACTCTGGATAGGGCACAGCCTGATCACGTCGAACCGTCCACATCGTGCCGTTGCGCCAGATCACACACCGCGCTGTGTCTGCGGCCAGCTTGAGTCGGTCGCCTAGGCTAGTGTCGGCGTCATCAATCGAGCAATCAAAGCGCAGCGCTGCGGAGTCCTCTCCATGCTCTGTGTTGATGGCCTCAAACGCCGCCACATCCAAGCCGCTGATGTCGTTGCCAGCAACGCACCAGATGTGCGCCACAGCCCGCCCAAAATTGCGCGATGGGCTCAGTGTTGCCGATGACAATCCGCGCACATGGCGGCTCCACCTGACGTTAAATTTGCGCTCGCTGTACCCTGTTGCCTGCTCGGTCGCTTTGGTTGTGATGCGGATAATTGTTGCGCCTGGCAGGGTCTTGGTGGCGTAGTAGCGCACGGTATAGACCTCCTCCAATTTGGCGACATCTGCATTGCCATCACCGATCACCGCAGACGTGCGCGTGAATTGGATTCGGTACAAGCCAAGCCCGCCAGTCGGCGTGACATCGGTCGTGTAAAACCTCTGGTCGTAGGTGTCCGCTGTGTAGGTGTCGCTGCGGTTCTGGCGCGTGCCTGCAACCTCAGTGCCTACCGAGTCAATGCGCCACCATTCGGCCTTGATCGTGACAG